TTGGGTTTACTCTTGTTTAAGAGGCATTTATGAACTGGAAGATTACAAACCTACAGGTCTATCCGCAGGCAGACGGCCACAGCGATGTGGTGGTTCGCGTGGACTACCAAGTCGGCGTCCTTAAGGATGTCGTGGAACTCGCCCCGCCGAGTGGCAACTTCATCCCCTTTGCTGACCTGACCGAAGACAAGGTTTTGGGCTGGGTCTGGGCGGCAGTAGACAAGGCTGCGGTGGAGGAGCGCGCTACCCGAGAGGCGCAAGAATTGGCGCGCAAGCTGGCCGTCCTCGAGAAGGATGGCAAGGAGCCGAGCGCGGTTCCGATGGGTACTCCTTGGACTGGTGGCTGAAATGGCTGATTCACGCGCGAGCGAGGTTCTCGAGGGTTACGATCGGCTGAAAGGCAGCCGTGGTACTTGGGAGCAGCATTGGCAGGAAGTTGCCGAGCGCGTGTGGCCGTCAATGGCTGAGATGACCGGCTGGCGTACTCCCGGCGAGAAGCGATCAGAGAAGATCTTTGACTCGACTGCACAGCGCGCCCTGCCTCGGTTTGCGGCGGCGATGGACTCGATGCTGACTCCGGCGACTCAGGTCTGGCACGGATTGCATACCGGCATCCCTGAACTTGATGAAAACGTCGCCGTGCAGCGATGGTGCGATTCTCTGCGCGACATCCTGTTCCGTCAGCGATATGCGCCGACCGCTAACTTTGCGAGTCAGGCATTCGAGTGCTACATGAGCCTCGGCGCGTTCGGCACCTCTGCGCTGTTCATTGACGAGATCCCCGGCGTGACGCTGCGTTACCGCGCGATCGCGCTCTCTGAGATTGTGGTTGACCTCGACCATACGGGTCGGGTTGATACGGTTTATCGATGTTTCCAGCTCACGGCACGGCAGGCGATGCAGGTGCCGGGTTGGAAAGACAAACTCCCTCGCGGCATCAAGTCGGCAGCGGAATCCCGCGCCAATGACATGTTTGAGTTTGTGCATTGCGTGAAGCCAAACATGGACTACAGGTCTGGCCGAGCTGGGCCGGAGGGCATGGCCTACCAGTCGCGGTATGTCGCGCGCGAGGGCAACGTGTTACTCGCTGACGGCGGCTACCGGACAATGCCGTATGCGGTCGGTCGATATGTGACCGGGCCTCGAGAGATTTATGGGCGGTCTCCAGCGATGGAGGCTTTAGCGGATATTAAGTCTCTGCAAGAGATGGAAAAGACCATGCTCCGTATGGCGCACCGCATGGTCGACCCGCCGCTCATCCTCACGGAGGAGGGGGCGTTAAACGCCTTCTCCGTGCGCCCTAATGCATTGAACTACGGCTACCTCCGCGAGGACGGTACTCCGTTGGTGCAGCCGTTACAGGCTGGCGGGAACCTGCCGATCGGCATCGAGATGTCGGATCAGAAGCGCAAGGCGGTGAACGATTCGTTCCTTGTGACGCTGTTCCAGATACTTGTCGAGAACCCGCGGGTGATGACCGCGACCGAAGTATTGCAGCGCGCACAGGAGAAGGGCGCTCTGCTTGGGCCGACGATGGGCCGCCAGCAGTCCGAGTTTCTCGGCCCGATCATCGAGCGCGAGCTTGATCTACTGTCGCGGTCTGGCACTTTGCCGCCGCCGCCTCCGCAGCTCATGGACTACGTCATGGGTGGTGGTGAGGTGCTGCCGAAGTATACCGGCCCGCTCGCGAGACTGATGCGCGCTGAAGAAGCGGCCGGCATCCTGAGAACGATTGAGGCGATCCTGCCTGTAGCGCAGGCGTCTGGCGATATGGCCGTACTGCGCCGCATCAATGCGGATCAGGCTGTAAAAGTGATTGCCGAAGCCAACAATGTCCCGGCGAAGGCGCTGCGTACCGACGAGGAGCTCGAGGCGATGGACGCCGCGCAGCAGCAGGCCGCGCAGATGCAACAGCTCCTTGCGGCGGCTCCGATCGCTGGACAGGCAGCAGAGAGATTCGCGAGGGCAGAGCAGATTGCCGCCTCCGCACCCAGACGCGAAGTTCTAGGAATCTAAGTCATGGCAAGCGATGAAGTTCTAGCAGTCCGGTTGGATCTGCTGCAAGAGGATGTAGGCGAAATCAAGACTGCTCTCGGCAAACTCTCCGACGCGATTACCAAACTTGCGCTGGTTGAGCAGAGCCAGTTGCAGACCGCTGACGCACTTGAGCGCGCATTCAAAGCGATTGAGCGAGTTGAATACCGGCTCGAGAAACTTGAAGAAGCCAGCACCAAGAACAGCGAATCATCGAAGTGGGTTGACCGGGCTGCCGGTGCTGTATTGACCGCAATCGTTGCCGCGGCCCTGAAGGCGATCGGGGTGTTCTGATGGACATGTTCGAGATGTTTACTCGAGCGTGGCCGATGATCCTTGCGCTGATTACTCTCATCATCGTGCTATCAAAACTCGATCTGCGAGTGGCGGTGCTTGAGGAAAAGGTTAAGGCGCTGTTCGACCTGATCAACAAGAAGTCTGACAAATGAACATGCAAAAGATCGTTGATATGCTGTTCCCGGTATTGCTGGCCGCAGTCGGCTGGCTACTGAGCGAGATCGCATCATTCCAGAATCGACTGATTGAGATTGAAAGCAAGATGCCAATCTTGATTACGGACGACGGAACACCTACGGATAGCCCGATCAGCGCAGCCCGTAGACAACAACTAAAAGACGATCTGATGGACGACATCCATGATCTTCAGGTGCGCGTGAAACTGATGGAGGAAAGGCAGAAATGATGACGATGATTTCGACCTTCCTGTCATTCCTTGCCGGCGGTCTGCCAAAGATCCTCCAGATCTTCCAAGACCGGCAGGACAAGAAGCATGAGCTTGCGCTGGTGGCCGCGCAGAAGGAGCGCGAACTCGCGCTTGCTGAAAAGGGCTTTATCGCGCAGGCCAGAGTCGAGGAGATCAAGCTCGAGCAGATCCAGACTCAAACCGCGGGTGAGGAGCGGCAGGCGCTCTACGCTCACGACATCGAGATCGGCAAAGGCGCAAGCCAATGGATGATCAATCTGCGCTCGTCTGTGCGCCCGGTCGTCACCTACATCTTTGTCCTTGAGCTGGTCGCGTTAAACGTGGCTGGAGTCTGGTATGCCTACACGACGGGCATCCCTTTTGCTGTGGCGATGGATAACGTATTCTCAGATGACGAGATGCTGATCCTGTCCTCGATCATTGCCTTTTGGTTTGGTAGTCAAGCATTCGCTAAAAAATGAGGGTATCCGACGCCGCCAAGGCGATGATCAAACATCACGAGGGTGTACGGATGCGCCCGTATCGGTGTCCGGCCCTGCTATGGACGGTCGGGGTCGGCCACGTTATAGACCCAAAACACACAAGCATTCCATTCAATGATCGCCGCAATTTACCGATACCCGATGGCTGGGATCGAATCCTCTCGGTGGGAGAGGTGGACGCTATCCTGTCTCAAGACCTTGCGCGGTTTGAGCGCGGCGTGGCCCGACTTTGCCCTGCTGCTCTTGGTGATCAAGGCATCTTCGATGCTCTGGTTTCCTTCAGTTTCAACGTGGGCCTCGGCAACCTGCAACGCTCTGGGTTGCGGATGAAAACCAATCGTGGCGAGTTTGAGGATGCGGCGCAGGAGTTCCTGAAATGGACAAAGGCCGGAGGAAAGGTTCTGCCGGGACTCGTAAAAAGAAGGCGCGACGAGATGGCGATGTTCCTGTCGTCCAGATCTACGAGGGCGCGTGGTACCGAATAAAGGGGTACACGCATACCGAATGCTGCGACTGTGCGCTGGTTCACCGCGAGGAGATTCGACTTGTCGATGGGCATCTCGAGTGGCGGGCCATGAGAGACGACAAGTTGACAAACAAACGCCGAAAGGAACTCGGCATCACTATCAAGAGGGTTTGAAATGAGTGTGCCGAGTTGCTCCGATGAGGAGTTCATACAGCTTTGGAGCCGACTAAAAAGCGGGGCTAAGGTTGCAGATCAGCTTGGAGTGTCGGTGCGATCCGCGCTTGCAAGGCGTCGACGTCTTGAGTTTGCTTATGGGATCGCACTTAACTCGGCCGTGTTCGATGAATCGAAGTCTCCATCAGATAAACGTGCCGCGCGACTTAACGAGCTCGCCGAGATACGGCAAAGGAAATACCACAAGGACATGCACAAGACGCTGACCGATGGCGTCGTTCTGGTGGCGAGCGATTGCCACTACTGGCCGCTGGTGGTGACGGCTGCGCATCAGGCGTTCTGTACGCTCGCGAAAAAACTCCAGCCGAAGATGATTGTGCTGAACGGCGACATCCTCGACGGCGCTCGCATCTCGCGTCACGCGCGGATCATGTGGGAGAAACAGCCAGAGCTGAAGGATGAGATCGGCGCGGTGCAGGACAGATGCGCCGAAATCGAGCGGGCGGGGAACGGCGCGACGCTGGTTCGCACGATCGGCAACCACGACGCCCGGTTTGAGAACTACCTATCTGGCCGTGCCGGTGAGTTTGAGGAAATGACCGGCATGACCTTGCTTGATTATCTCCCGCGATGGGAGGCGGGCTGGGCTCTGCATCTCAATGCGAACACGGACGGGTGGACGACGATCCGGCACAGGCCGGTGTCTGGCGGCGTTCACTCAGCCTACAACTCGACGCTGCGGTCTGGCGTTCACTACGTCCACGGACACCTGCATAAGCTGCAAGTGACGCCGTGGGCCGACTACCGTGGGCGTAGATACGGCGTAGATACAGGAACGATGGCCGACCCATACGGGCCGCAGTTTAACTACACCGAATCCGGCCCGGTGAACTGGGCGTCTGGGTTTGCGGTGCTGACGTTCAACAACGGCAGATTGCTCGAGCCCGAGGTTTGCGTAGTCCAAAACGGTGAAGCATGGTTCCGCGGCCAGAAAGTGTGATCTGGCAAGCGCCCGAGAAATGCCGCACCTGCGTGTGGTGTTGCCCGTGGAATGGTCAGGGCTACGGCTGCGCGCATGACACGGTCAATGGCTTGCTCGGCGGCGTGGTGCGCTGTGGCGGCAAATATCACAAGGAATGGCAGCCGTGGGTCATGCCAAACATTGAGGAGACTCCATGAGTATCAGCGCGATGATGCGGGCTCGGGTGCGTCAGGTCATGCACCGGACGCGAGCTTACAAGCGAATGTTCCTTGACCCGAAGAACAATGGCCTGTCTGAGGACGGGCAGATCGTACTCGCGCACCTCAAGCGGTTCGCAAAACTTAACAAACCACCTATATCACCGGGTGCCACAGGTGATCTATTTCAGATCGGTCGCATGGTCGGCCGGCAGGAAACGGTGCAGATGATTGTCGAGGCGCTGCACTTGGACGAACGAACCTTGACTAATTTGCAAGAGGACTACAGAGATGAGTGACGATCAAGGGTCTGCACCAGCAGGCAACCCGACTGCCCCGGCAGCGGCTCCAGCATGGTACGCGCCGGAAGGGCTCGATCAGAACACCACAAGCCAGCTTGGCGAACTGGTTAAGGCGAAGGGATGGAAGGGGCCGGCCGATGCGCTCCTGTCCTACCAGAACCTCGAGAAGGTCTTTGGCGCTGACAAGGCTGGCAGGACGATTCTTGCGCCGAAGTCAGACGACGACGCGGACGGCTGGAATGCCGTCTATAACCGCTTAGGAAGGCCGGAGAGCGCCGACAAGTACGAACTCCCTGTGCCGGAAGGGGACGACGGTTCGTTCGCCCAAGCAGTCGCTCCGGTGCTGCATGAGCTTGGTCTTACCGCCAAACAGGCCCGCGGGCTTGCCGAGTGGTGGAACGAAACATCAGGCAAGCGGATCGAAATGGAATCGGAAGGGTTCGCCGCTAGGTCTGAGGCTGAGTACAAGGAACTCCAGCGAGAGTGGGGCGCGGCCGCCAGTCAGAACGAGGAACTCGCCAAGCGGGCGGTGTTGAAGTTCAGCAAGGAGGCCGGCATCGACGATCAGGCGTTTGAGGCGATGGAGCAGGCGGTCGGCACCGCGAGACTGATGAAGCTCTTTCATGCGATCGGCTCGCAGTTTGCGGAAAGCGATTTCATCTCGAGCGACATGCCAGCGGCCGGGGCGATGAGTCCAGCGCAGGCGAAGAACAAGATCGCCGGAATGTTTGCCGACGAGGAGTTCATGGCTCGATACATGAACCAAGACGCGCGGGTGCGTCAGGGTGCGATCGAGGAGATGACTCGATTACATCAGATGGCCAATCCAGAACTGTTGCAGGAATAACTGCATAGCAGTACCATCCGAGTTGAGTGATTCTCCCATTAGACTAGCTGAATTGCCGGGAGGGAAACCTCCCGGTCTTTTAGGAGACAGGGCAAGTCGCGAGACCCCGCTGACAGTCGGAAAGACGGCCGCTCGGCTTGAGCGTATCAGGCAAGGATTCTGGCCCCGGTAACGGACAAGCCATCCGAGAACAGTATGTCATTTTGTTTTTGGAGGGCTAATCATGGCCGATAATATTGCAAGCGTTTATGCCGTACAGTACGGCACGAACATCTCGCTGCTGTTGCAGCAGAAGGGCTCCAAGCTGCGCGGTACCGTGCAGACTGGTTCGTACAAGGGCAAGCAGTCGGAAGTTGTGACGCAGTACGGTGCGACGAGCGCCCGTGCGGTCTCGACCCGCTACCAGCCGATCGTTCCGGTCAACACCCCGAACGACCGTCGCTGGGTGTTCCCCGAGGACTACGACTGGGCCGACCTGATCGATAGCTTCGACAAGCTCCGTCTCCTCGCTGACCCGCAGTCTGCCTACTCGCAGAACGGGCTCTACGCGATGGGCCGCGCTGTTGATGATGTGATCATCTCGGCGATGTTCGGCACCGCCAAGACTGGCGAGGCCGGCGGCACCAGCACGACGTTCCCGACCTCGACGCAGCAGGTTGCTGTGAACTACGCTGCCTCTGGCAACGTGGGTCTCACGGTCGACAAGCTCCGCGAGGCGCGCCGCATTCTGATGGAGAACGAGGTCGACCTCGATGCCGAGCCGGTGTATTGCGCCATCTCGGCTGAGCAGCACGACGATCTTCTCGGTCAGATTCAGGTGACCAGCGACGACTACAACACGGGCATGCCTGTGTTGCAGGACGGAAAGGTCTCGCGTTTCCTCGGCATCAACTTCGTTCACACGGAGCGTCTGCCGACGAGCTCGAGCCACCGTCGTTGCCCGGTGTGGGTGCCGTCTGGCATGCACCTCGGTATGTGGAACGACATCATGTCCAATGTCACGCAGCGTCGCGATCTCTCCTCGCACCCGTATCAGGTTTACCTGATGGGTACGTTCGGTGCTACCCGCACCGAGGAGAAGAAGATCGTCGACATTCTCTGCGCGGAATAAGGGAGTAAACGAAAATGGCAGTTGTAGCAGTTAAGTCGACCCTTATCACCAACGCAGACGCGACGCCGGTTGTTTTCAACAGCCCGCGCGTTGACGGTGGCCCAGAACGAGTGGCAGTAGCGACGGCGGCGATCACCTCTGGTGATGACATTGCCTCGACCTACCGCATGTTCCGTGTGCCGTCGAATGCGGTGATGACGGATCTGAAGATCTATTCGCCGGATATTGGCACCACGACCATTGCTGACATTGGCCTCTATGCGGCTGATGGCGGCGCTGTGGTTGATGCGGACTTCTTTGCCTCGGCCGTGTCCCTCAAGGACGGCGCGCTGAACGGCACGGACGTTCTGCATGAGGCTGCGGTGTTCACGATCGCGAACTCCGGTAAGGAGCTGTGGAGCGCGCTTGCTCTCTCCAGCGACCCCGGCGTGTTCTACGATGTGACGCTGACTCTGACGGCGGCGGCTGACGCCACCGGCACGGTTAAGCTCCTCGGTCGATACACGGCGTAATGAATCGGGGCGGGTTGGGGATTCTCGGCCCGCCCCTTTCTTGACGGAGAGCCAACATGGCAGATCGTTTTTATGGAATTGACCGCGGCGAGCAGGGCGTTGCCAACGTGACCGAGGGCTCCAGCTCTACGGCTACGACCGACGTCGAAGTGCGCGTCGACCTCGCGGCAAACATGAGCAAGATGGAAGTGTTGCTCGCGCTTGAAGCGATCAAGGAAGCGATTACGCAGGACACTTGGCCTCCGGCCTAATAGCCGCGGGAGACGCCCGTGGCAAGTAGTGATGTCGTCATCGCTAACCTCGCGCTCACCAAGATTGGTGACCTGAGGATCACTAGCCTCTCGGACAATACAAAACCTGCCCGAGAGGTTAATGCTGTCTATTCGATGCTGCGCGATAAGTTGCAGCGTACCTATAACTGGCGGTTTTGCGTTAAAAGGGCGGTTCTGGCAGCAGAGGTCGATACCCCAGTTTTCGACTACAGCTACCAATATCCCGTACCGTCCGACTGTCTGCGGATCTTGCAGATCAACGCCTACTACCCAGCGCCGGATCTGTCCGATCTGATTAGTAGCGGTGGGCAAGAATATGTGCTCGAGGGCGGCAAGATTCTGACCCGATCTTCTGGCGCGCTGAACCTGCGATATCTTGCGCGCACGACAGACCCGACGAAGTTTGATACCTCGTTTGACGAAGCGTTTGCGTCATCGATCGCTTACAACGTGGCCGAGGCGCTGACGCAATCGGACGGAAAAAAGAACGCCGCGCTGCGTGACTACCGCATGGCGCTGATGGATGCGATCCGCGCCAATGCTATCGAAAACCCACCGGAGTCCATCGCCGACACGACTTGGCTGACTGTGAGGCTCTAAATGCCAAACGCTAATCCAGCCGTCGTCAATTTCAACGGTGGTGAAGTTGGGCCGATGATGAGCGGCCGCACCGATTTTGATAAGTACGCATCGAGCGCGTTCCGTATGCGGCGGTTTATCCCGACCGCGCAGGGGCCGGCAAAGCGTTGCCCCGGCACTAAGCATGTCTTGCAGGCGCTATACCCAGACAAAAAGGTCTGGCTGCAAAAGTTTGAGTTTGCATTCGATCAAGCATACGTCATCGAGTTTGGCGACCAGTATTGTCGGTTCTACACCGACCGCGGCGTTGTTCTTGAGGACGCGCTCGATGTCTCCAACATCACGCAAGCAAAGCCCGGCGTTATAACTTACGTTGGAACAGACCCGGCTAACGGCGATTGGATGTACGTCAGAGACGTACAGGGCATGTCACAGATCAATGGCCGTTACGTCAAGGTCACGAACATCAATACGGCTGCCAAGACGTTTGAGCTTTACAGCATCGAAGATGCCGCGATCGACACGACAAACTATGACGCTTACTTAGGGAACGGCGATATACAACGTGTATATACGATCGCCTCGCCCTACACCGAAGAAGATCTTTTCACGGCAGAAGGCACTTCCGCACTTTCGATCGCTCAGTCTGGTGACGTTCTCTATATCGGCTGCGAAGGTTACGCTCCGCGCACCCTGACCCGCAGCGGGAATACGAGCTGGGCCTTTGCCGAGTACGCACCGACTGATGGCCCGTTCCAGCGCGAACCTGACACCAAAGTAGACTTCACGCTCTCCGGCACGACAGGCTCGGTAACTGTAACGGCTGCGTCGCCGATCTTTACTGATGGAACAGGGATGCTGCTGCGCTTGCAGCCAATCAACATTACGACGACGCAATGGGAAACCGGAAAATCGATTACGACCGGAGACATTCGCAAGTCGAGTGGCAAGTATTACCAAGCACAAAACACGGCGACGACAGGAGCTGTGCGGCCGATCCATGAGGAAGGGCAAGATTACGACGGCAATACCGGCGTACTTTGGAAGTTCCTGCACCCCGGCTATGTGGTACTAAAGATCACCGGAGTCACCAGCACGACGGTAGTGACTGCCGACATCATTGGCCCCGGCGTTGCCCCAAGCGAATTGCTTTCTGCGACGTCCTGCGCGTACCGCATTGGCGCGTGGGGAAGCGGCCTTGGCGGCTCATTCCCATACAAGGTTTGTTTCTGGCGCGATCGGCTGTTTTGGGCCGGCGGGCAGAACGTCTACGGTTCCGTGGCCGGCGACTACAGCTCTCATGCGCCTGACACGATGGGCGAGATCCTTGCTGACAATGCGCTCAATCTCACGATCGCGATCGGCAACGTCGACAAGATCCGCTGGCTGCGACCGGGCAATGCGTTGATCGCAGGCACGGCAGGCGCTGAGATTGCAATCCGCGAGAACATTACGACCGCCGCGCTTGGGCCTGAGAATGTGAAGTTTGATCTGCAATCGGCAGAGGGTTCAATGGAGCTCGAGCCGGTACTAGTCGAGGACGCGATTCTGTTTGCTCGAGTAGGCGGGCGCAGAATTATGGAGCTGCGGTTCGACATCCAAGCTGATGCGTGGGTGCCGCGGGATATGAGTGTGCTTTATCCCGAGATCACTAAATCCGGCATCATCGACATGGAATTCCAAAAGGAGCCGGACGACATTATCTGGTGCGTTCTCGGCGACGGTCGATTGATTGGCCTGACCTACGATCGCGAGCAAAACATCTACGGTTGGCACCAGCATCCAATCGGCGGCCTTAATTCCAAAGTCGAAGCGGTGCAGGTTATTCCCGGCCCTGACGGCGATGTGGACGATGTATGGCTGGTTGTATCCCGTACGATACAGGGCGAAGTAGCCTATGAGCTTGGTACCGAAGCGGGAGAGGATTTGGTTACGGAAGGCGAGAATCAACTCGTCACCGAAGCCGATGTGCAGTTCACGCAGAGATCAGTTGAATATCTTGCACAGTCTCTTGAGGACGGAGATGACATCCAAGGCGCGGTGTATTTGGATTCAGCTTTGGAATACAACTCCCCGATATTTGCAGATCTGTTTCTAAATATCGGCGGCGCTGGGGATGTTTTGCTTGAAGGCGGCGAGAAGGTACTTCTTGAAAATAACAACGGCATTGAAATCGAAGGCGATATTACCGCGACAGTAACATCGTCTTTTGAAATCGTGACCGAAGCAGACGAATTCTTGCAGACTGAAGATGGCGATGATTTTGTCATCAACGACCCGATATTCTTGCCAACAGACGTTGGCCGAGAGATTGTGTATCGGTATTACGATTCAAGCCTCGAGCTGTGGCGCAGCGCAAGAGCTGAGATCGTCGGCTATGTCACTCAAGATTTGGTTTACATCAAGATATTGTCTGCGTTCCCAAGCAACGACATTGCCTCCGGCACATGGCGTTTGACGTCTAGCACTTTGCGCGGGCTTTACCATCTCGAGGGCGAGACGGTTTCTGCGCTCGCAGACGGAGCGGAGGTGACTGGGCTTCTAGTGATTGACGGCACGGTGACGCTGCCGACTCCGGCATCTCGGGCGGTGGTTGGATTGCCGTATACGTCGATTCTGGCGACTCAGAGAATCGATGCAGGCGCGTCCATAGGTACGGCGCAGTCCAAGACCAAGCGCATCCACAAGCTCGGCTTCAGGCTTTACAACAGCCTCGGCGGCAAGTTTGGGCCGAGCGCGACGAATCTTGATTACATTCCATACCGCACGGGCAACGACTTCATGGACGAGGTGCCGCCGACATTGACTGGCGATACCGACGTTCTAGCGTTCCCCGGCGGTTACGAGACGGACGGAAGGATCTGGGTGGTTGCGGATCAGCCGCTGCCGCTCACGGTGGTGGCTTTGTATCCAGAGCTTGAAACGGCGGGCTAATGCTCGAGGTGGTCAAGTTCAAGCCGGAGCATCTCGACGAACTGAGGTTGCAACCGGCGCAGGAGTATCTGGCGGCGTTTGTAGGCCGGCCGGGATACGGGCAGGAGCTGGTAGATGCCGGCCCCTGCTATACCGCTCGGCGGGACGGCAGGATCATCTGTTGCGCCGGGGTGGTGGAGTTGTGGAAGGGCAGGGCGTCCGCATGGGCGCTGCTGTCTTGGGACGCGGGCAGAAGCATGAAGCCGCTGCACCGCGAGGTTGAGAGGTTTTTGGATCGCTGCGGTATTCGCAGGATAGAGGCGTATGTGTATCCGACCTTTGAGCCGGGACACAGATGGGCGAGAATGCTCGGGTTTGAGCAGGAAGGGTTGATGCGAGCGTTCGGCCACGACGGCAGCGATATGGTCATGTATTCGAGGGTGATGTAATGGCACAAGCAATTCCGTTTATCGCAGCCGCAGCATCTGCGGCGTCATCCTTGATGGCGACTGGACAAGCGCGACAAGTCGGCGCGGCACAAGCGAAACTGCTTGAGACTCAGGCTGGTGTTGCCCGACAACAGGCAGGGCTTGAGACTGAGGCACTTAGTCGCGAGACCCGCCGCCAGTTCGGTGAATTGCGAGCCGCCGGAGCGCAGGCTGGACTTGTGGACTCGGTGACGTTCGGAGATGTCTACAAGCAGGCCGCGACCGCGGCAGAACTGGACGCGCTTTCTCTGGCGTATCAAGGCGAGACTGAAGCGCAGAGTCTATTGAGCGAGGCACGGATCACCCGCGCATCCCGGCCGTCATGGGTGCAGGGCATCTTGCAGGCTGCTGGCGCTGGGCTTGGCACTTACGCCGCCGCTGGCGGTCAGTTCCCAAGCGGACGCGCAAGCACAAAATTCACGCCAAAAGTAAGCGGCCCAACGGCGGTAACCCGACGTTCTATGGCACCGACCTCATTACTGCCACAAGGCGGTCGCGTAAACGCATAGGTGATTCATGGCTAAGCTCGAGTTCTACAGACAGCAGGTTGTCCCGCGCATCTCCACGCCGAGTGGCCGCGGGCTTGCTGCTGTCGGCACTCAGGCTGCGGACACCGCGGAGGCGATCGCTCGAGGGGCAGTTGCAGCCGGAAAGTTAATCGGCGAGCGGAACCGGGAGATTGAGAAGCGAAAAGAAGATGAGGCTGCGATCGATGCATCTTCGCGCGCCATCAGCATCAAATCTCGGTGGCTTGAAAAGTCTAGACAGCTTGAGCAGGAAGCCCTTGCCAAACCTGACGAACTTGATGACTACACCAACCGCGCTCTAAATGCCTATCGCGAGATTGCAGACGATGAGGTAAATCAGGCCAAGTCTGACCGCGCCCGCGCATGGCTGCGCGAGCAAGCTGATTCGTTTGGCCTCAATGTGCAGGATGGTTCTCTGCGCTGGCAGGCTAATGCCAAGGTAGACCGCGACATAACTAAGGCAGAGCAATCATTTGAGTCTGGTCGCCTTATCGTCTCTGCCAAACCGCAAGATTATGAAGCGGTCAAGAAAGATGTCGGGCTCCAATTCGCCATTCTTCCAGTAGATAAACGGGAAAAAGCGTGGGCCAAGGCACGAAGCAATCTGGCTCTTGATGCCGCGCTTTCATCGATGCGCGCAAATCCGGCTGCGATTCAGAAAGAATTGAAAGCAGAGCCCGGTAAGTCGACATTCGCATTTATCAATGATCTTGATCAGGATGATCGCAATCGACTGAGCGCGCAGACGGAAGCTGAACTTGAGCAGATCAAACGAGAGCAGGAGCGTCGCAGAGCAGAACTGCGTGACGTTCTGCGAGACGATGTTGCAAACCAGACTGCTTTGATGAGCATCGGCGTCGTTCCGCAAAATCCGATTCCGCGGTCGAGATTTATCGCTGCCGGCATGGGCGACGACTACGATAGTTATTCGGAAACATTAAAACTTGCTCCGATGATGAACTCGCTTGCCAATATGAACCGGCAAAGCGCGATCGCCAAGATTGAAAGTCTAAAACCAAAGACCGAGAAAGGCGCAGCCGATGCGGTCAAGCGATACGATTTTGCGTTAAGAAACTACACAAACATCGTCAAACAGCAAGAAGACGATCCCGGCGCATTCCTAATCCAGAACTCACCGTCTCTGCGCTCTGCATACGAAGCAATCGGTTCTGCTCAGACGCCAGAAGCCGCTATGTCTGCCGCCCAGAATTACGGCAGACTGGCCGTGACTGAAGCGAGAAACATCGGCATTCAGAATCCTGCAATCCTGCCGAAGAATGTTGCCGACGACATCGTTGCTAGAGTCTATGGCCGATCGCAGGACGATAAGTCTCTGGTTGGTTCCGCGGTCATCCTTGCCGAACGACAGAAGTGGGGCAAGTATTGGCCGAACGTGTTTGCTCAGGTTGCTAAAGAGCTGCCGGGATCGGCTGCGGTGATTGGCGCTGGAATGCGCCAGAAACCTGCGGATCGGTTAATTGAGTTGTCTGCGCTTTCCGAAAAAGATCTCAATGCTTTATTGCCCTCAGGCAAAGCGCCTAAAGACGTTAGAGACAAAGTCAACGACGTTATGACCGACGTATTCGCCTCGTTCCAAGGGCAGAGCGGCGACGGATCAATGATCGCAATGCTTGAAGATGCGGCGTATCGGCTTGCGGTCGATTACGTCAGAGCCGGAAAAAGCGTCAACGATGCAGCCGATCTTGCGTATTCCGAGGTTGTTGGCGAGCGGTACGTCTTTGCGGAAATTGAGGACAGCATGATTCGCGTCCCAAGACAGAGCGCGATGGCAAATCGCGTCTTGCGAGAAGGGCTGACAATAGCCAGAAACAATGCCGTAAAAGATCTTGGGTATAGCAGAATTCGAGATGCGTACTGGCAGACGTTGCCAAGCGATGACCGCGTTGCTTTGATGTACGACAGGGAGCCCGTGCTTGATAAGAGCGGCAATCCAGTCATTTATACATGGGAGCAGTTGCGGAACATGCCTGAGACCTTGAAGGAAAAAATTAGGCGTGAACCGGGAACCCCCGTGCGAGGGCTTCAATGAGCTTTGACGGCCTGCTTTCTCTCCGTAAGCCATACGAGCGGCAAGTCGAAGTTCGTGAGCCAACGCTGGGCGAGGAACTTATTGAGGTTGGTCGCGAAGCATTTGAATTTAGCCCAACGCAATCCATTGTTAGGGGGCTTGAGCTTTCAGAGGCGCGCAAAACCGGAAACATCCTGTCAGCAGAAAGCGCAAGAGCGCAGCTCGGATCGGCGGGGCTCCGCGAACAACTGACTGTTCCTGATCAGGGCATTACCCAAGAGGCGCTCGACATACTTATCCGTCGCAAGCGGATTGAGAATAGACGCGCCGAGTTGTATTCCAGAAGCCCCAGCGGGTTTGGCCGCGGAACTGCGAAAGTGGCCGCGAGTCTCGGCTATTCACTTTTTGACCCAATCAATATCGCAACGGCGTTCGTGCCGGTAGTCAGTCAAGCGAAGTATGCGGCCATGCTCCGAGCGCAAGCCGGGCTGTTAGGCCGCACTGGGGTTCGAGCTGGCGTCGGTTTCGTCGAAGGCGCTGCCGGCGCTGCGTTGGTTGAGCCGCTTATCCTAAGCACGGCCCAAGCCGAACAGGCCGAATACGACGGCGTCGACTCCCTGCTTAATATCGCATTTGGAGGCGTTTTGGGCGGCGGTCTCCATGCCGTGGGCGGGGCAGGGTATGAAGCCGTCCGTCGCCTCAGAGGGCTTGAGGCGCTGCCTCCGCGCAATGATGTCGATGCTGCCGTCCAGCAGGCCATTATTGAGTCACGGGAAACGCTGCCGGCGGCTCCCGATGTACCGCCTCCAGTTCGCGTTGAGACTACCAAACGGTTTGAGCCGACGACTGTCCAGCCTGTGGACGCCTACACCGAGTCGGCCCAAAAGATCCTGAAAGAACTGAACAGCATTTACGACCTTGACCCGAATAACTCCAAGCAGGTGTCAATCGCAACCGGCGAGAAAGCGGTATCGATTACCGAGTTTATTCGCCGAACCGGGGGCATCATCGATCAGGGGGGTGAACTGGCTGCGCGCGACGTCAATAACAAGACTGCGCCGGGGCTGGTTCGTAGAGATACGCCAGAAAACCGGCAAACCTCTGGCATGGACTCGGTTCGCGAGCGATTGTTTGAAGCCGGTTATTTCCCTGACAAAGCCGATTACAACAACATCACCGATTCCGAGATTTTTGATGCGCTGATGGAGGACATTGGCGGCAACAAGATCTGGCAAGGATCAGTACGCAACAAACTCTCTAGTTTCATTTATGGCCGCGATTACATCTCCCGAATGGAAGCCGAGGGGTTTAGCCGGGATATGTCTGTGGCGCAGATCGCCGATCGCCTGCGGTCTATGGATGACGAGGCGCGCGCCGAGTTTGATGTTGCCC